GGCTTGTGTAACAAGACCCATACCTATGCCTGGTGCAAAAGAGTTTCCTACTAAACCTAAAATAAATCTATCTGCAAATGTTACCTTACCTATATCTTCAGTTTTAAGCTTAGACATATCATTAGTATATTTAATAAAATCTTCATGTGTCCATTTATTAGGAGGTGTGTTTTCCCAAGATTTAATTAAAGTAACGCCTCTTCCGTTATCATCATTTCTTATTTGTTCTTCCTGCTGTTGTTGTTCTACAACAGTTTCTCCTTTTAAAGTGTAACCCTCTGGTATGGGTCTAAGAGGTCTGCCATTAAAAAAAACTATCTCTATTTCTGGTTTTGTTGGATGCACATAAGTTTTAAATTCAAAACCAATAAAAATGTTACCAGTGCCACCAAAGCCAGTGGTGTCTTGTATCTTACCGCCCTCGTTCATCTTTTGAGCTTCTTGCTCTACTTCTAGCTCATCATCTCTAAAGAAAGACTCTTCACCTGCTTTGATACGTTTAAATCCTTGTTTAGCTGCAGCTTGTAGGTTCTCAAAGAAAGGTGTGCCATAGTAACGTCTAGTAGCAGCATCTATCATAAACTCGTTGGGGCTTGCCATGATAGGTATATCATCTCTAACTTCTTCTGGTGTAGCTCCAACAGGTGCTATGTTACCACTTACAGGATCTTGTTTCTCACTAAGTATCTCATCCATCTCACGTTTCATAGAACGTGTAGATTGAAACATTGGTGCGTCAGTCTCTGCCATTTATTTCATCCCTTAAAAATGTCAATCTTCTTAGAGCAGCTATCTCACCTTGAGCACGATACACACCTTCTATAGATGTTTCCTGTTCTAGTTTACGCTGTGCTACTTCTATTTTTTCGTTAAGTATTTCAATAAATGAATCCCAAAGAGGTTTATCATTTACTAACTTTTTTATCTTCATGTTCCTGTGAATCCTTGCTCACCTGGAACTGGTGCTGTACCTGTGCCTATAGTTCCACCACCTGCACCTGTAGTATCTGCTAC